GGCAGCGCGCAGCTCGGCGCCGCCCGGCTGGAAGCCTTTCTCAATGCAGATGCCGATGCCGCCGACGGTCGCACCTGCCTGCGCGCAGACATCCAGCAGACCCTTCATGGCCTTTTCGATGTCCTCGATGGCCTGATAAATGACGCGGTACAGACGAATGTCCACGCCCTCCCGTTCCGCCGCCTCCTTGGCGTTGGACTTGATGCCCTTCATGCCGTCGATGACCTTGTCCATCGCCTGCTTGGATGCTTCCGCCTTCGTCGTGTAGTCGGATATCGCATTGCCGATGACGGCGATGCCCGCGCTGATTCCCAGACCGGCAACCGTCGTCCAGCCGCCGAACGCATCCCACAGGTTCTTCACGCCGGTCTTCAACGAACCGAACCTGCCGGACTGCTGTTCGGCCTGCTCCCCGGCCGAACGGATGGAGGCGATGGCCTGACCGTTCGCACCGACCAAGCCGCCCATGTCCTTGGAAGTCTCCTTGGCAGCGTTCCCCGGAAGGAGCAGCTTCTTCGAGTTAGCTTCCGCCGCCATGCCGAGGGAATTGACCTCGCTGATGGCACCGGACAGAATACCCGCATAATTGCCGGAACGCAACTGGTTCATCGCCTTAATCAGGGTGCCCATTTTCACGGACGCCTGTTCGGCGCTCAAACCCAGTTTGCTGAGCATCTTCTGGTATCGCATCGTGGACTGGATGTTCTGCAACATGCCGGTCTTCAACGACTCGAACGCCGTCTTGCCCGCACGACCGAACGTGGCCCACAATGTGATGATGCTTTTCACCGGCCCCGGCAACGAGTCGAACGCTTGGGCCACGCCGGTGGCACCCTTGGCGATGGTGCTGATAAGCGGGCTCACGGTACGCAAAGCGGACGCGAACGTGCCGCCGAACGTGCGCGACAACTGGCCCACCATGCTCGCCAAATCGGAGAACATGGGGCCCGCGTCACCCACCGCGTCAAACACCTGGCTGAACCCGTCGCGGACACCGGAACTGAAATCGCGGATTCCACCACCGGACTGCTGCAACACGCGACTCAACCCAGTGATGCCCTCGCCTACGATCTGGCCCGCGTCACCGAACACCGCGCGAGTGGTGTCCTTCAACGAGTACGCGGCGTCGCCAATATCCTTGAAAGCGTTGCGCATCTTGTCCTGCGCGTCCTGCGCACCAGCGCTCCAAGCCTCCAAAGTCTCTTGGAACTTGATGGTGTGAACGGCCTTGTTGGCTTTCTCCAAAGCCTCGGAAAAACCTTGGATACCGTTCTCGGTCTTCGCCAGAGTACCCAACGTGCCCTCAAACACGCCTATCAGGTCGAACACGGACGATTTCAGATAGCCGCCCTGTTCGATGGCCTTTTCCATCGCCTTAGAGACTTGACCGGTACGTTCGGCGGTATCCACCCAGTTCGCCCACTTCTCGGCCACGTCGGAAATGTAGGAGGCCATGCGGGGCAGATACTGGCTGGACTGGTCGCCCAAGACGAGGAACGCGCGGGCCAGTGACTGCAAGCCCGGGTTCAGTTCGGACACCGCGAGACGAGTGTTCTCGAAGATACGCGGTAGTTGGTCGGCCTCGTTCGACTGGCGCACCACGTCGATAAGCCCGTTGAGCACCTTGCCTTCCTCGACGGCGATACCGTTCAAACCCTTGGACAGTGAGGGGGCCACGTCGTTGGCGAGACGGTACAGGTTATCCCCGTACTCGTTCCAAGCGTTGTCGCCCAACTCCTTGTTCAGGTTCGCCAGCGAGGTCTTGGTAACATCGAACTTTTCCTTCAAATCACCGAACACCCGGTAGCCCACGTAGCCTGCGGACGCCAGACCAGCCAACGCGGCGGGAGCGGCCAACGCGGCCTTGCTCATGGACACGAGGCTGACGCCGACACCGCCCGCAGTGCGTCCCAGGTTCAGGAGTCCGGCACCCAACGCGGTGACGCCGGCACCGAGAATCGACCACTTGGGAACCACCTTGTCGAGCTTGTCGAACAGGTTCACAAGACTGTCGAACTGGTTCTGCACGCCCTTCAAACCGGTCGCACCACTGGTCATGCCGGAGAAAATCTTGCCAAGGTCAGTGCCCTTGAAATTAGCGAAGATGTCGATGGTGCGGGGGCGGGTGAAGTAGGCGAGATGGGCTCGGGCCAACGCGGTCTCCAAGTCCAAATCCATCTTCAGCTCGTCGTTCTTGTCCTCGAATTTCTTCAGCTTCTCCTCGGCGCGATGCATTTGCAGGTCGAGGTCGGCTTCAAGCTCCCAACGACGTTCGGGATTGGCTTTGATCTTGGCGGCGGTCTCACGCATCGACGCGATGATTCGTTCCTGATCGACCTGCCAGTCCACGGGAATGTCGAGGCGCGTATGACGCAGCTTCTCCAACCGGGCTTCGAGCTTGTCGGCGTTGTCCTCCCACACCTTGACGCGGACGTTGACCTCATGCTCCCGGTCGAGTTTGGCGCGCAGCTTCTCCGCGTCATACATCAGTTCCGCGTATTTTTTGTCCCATTGGGTCTTATCCAATGTGGCTTTGGCGGTGATCGGCTTGCGGGATGCGAAGTCGCGCAGCTTCTTCAGCTGGTCGAAGGTATTGTTGAGCTCCTTGCCGAGGCTCTTGTCGATGCCCATGGGCTTGAACTTCTGGAACGCGGCGGAAAGCGCCTTGACCTGAGTCTCCTGCTCGTCGAACAGGCTGGTCAGTTCGCGGGCGGTCTTGCGCTGCTTGTCCATCGTGCGGCGCGAATCGTTCTGTACCGCGTTGAGGCGTTTGACGCTGGTTCCCGTGTCTTCGAACACCTCGGCCAACGCCTTCTGGCCGGCCGTGAGCTTCGACAGCTGCTGGAGCTGCCTGCGGTTCAGCTTCTCGGACTTCTCCTCAAGGTCGAGAATCTTGTTCAGGCCGGAGAACAGCCGGTCGTTCTCACGGTTGAAGTCTTTGAGCCGCGCCTTGCGCATGAGCTCGGCGTCCGAATACTTGGAGATGGCGTCGGTCGCCTTCTCCCACTTCTTGGTGTTGGAGTCGATAAGACGCTGCTGTGCCGCTACCTTGTTGTCGAAATCGGCGGAGAAGAGCTTGTCCTGCGCCTTCTTGTTCTCCGCTATCTCCTTGTCTACCGCCTTCAGGTCGGCTTTCAGGCCCTTGAGCTGTTCGCGCAGCTCGGGGATGCGACTGTTCTTGTACCAGTTCGCGGTGTCGATGTTCCCGGCCTCGCGCAGCTCCTTCATCTTCTTGATGGACCAGTCAAGGGTCTTACTGACATCGGCTTGGCTGCGGGTCAACTGCTCCTGACGTTTGCGCCCGTTCTCGATGGCCTCCGCGTACATGTCGTAGGCGGCGTGCTCGTCCTTGATGAGCATGGTCTGCCTGCGGGATGCGGCCGTGGCCTCCTTGTCGTAGAGGGCGCGTGCCGAACGCATGCGGGAGAGACTGTCCTGAAGACTGTCGGCCACGGATTTCTGCGACTTCTTGACGAACGCCTCCGTCTGGCCGGCGGTCCGCTTGATCTGGTTGGAAAGCCGGTGAATCTTCTCATTGAACGACGTATCGTCCAAGTCGAACCTGCTGGTGACCGGCTTCTTCTCCCACTGCTTCCGCTGGGCCTGCATGGCCTTGTCGATGGCACGCAAGCCGGACGGGTCGCCGTCGATCTTCACCACGTTGGTGAGGGTCTTGCCGTCAAGGTCGCGCATCTGCTCCTTGGCGCGTGCGACGCCCTTCGTGTTCACATCAACGGTGACCTCAGGGTGACGAGAATGCAGTTCCGCGTTGAGAATCTTCCAGAAATTATCGGTGTCCGGGCGAATATCGACGCCGACCGCGCCAGCGGAATACAAGGCCATGAGAAAACCTCCGGGAGGATAAACGAAAACCCCTCGTGGAATGCGAGGGGTTTTCTGCTAGAAACTGTTGCCGCCGAACACGGCACCCAACATGCCCGTGATCTGGGCGAACGACTTGCCCGCCGTGGAGAACGATTTCGGCCCGACCGAATCGGGCTTGACCACGGTGCCGGGCGGATAGACGGGCTGCGGCTTCGACTTCTTGTCGCCCATCATGCGGGCGATCATCACGCGAATCATCTCAAGCTGGTTCGTCATGCTGAGCATCAGCATCTGCGACTGCCCGTAGGTGAGGTAGGAAAGACGCGGCATGCTTTTCGCGTCTTCCCGTGGGAGCGGATGGTGTTCGGCCATCCACGCGCGGTACAGGCTCCCGTCAACGCCCTCCAAACCGTCCAGCAGGTCGCACAGCCATGACGGCTCCATGCGGCCCATACTGGCGGTGAGGTTGATGTTGTAGAAGCGTTGGAAGTCGGCCGAGACCGCTACTCTGCATTCTCCAAGCGCGTCTTGGAGGCGCTTGATTTTCCCAGTGCCACCGAATAGAACGTGGTCAGGGACACCAGCAGCACGTACAGGTTCTCCAAGGTGCGGCCACGGGTGAACTCGTCCCACTGCTTCTCGTCGGCCGCGATTTCGCGGTAGAACATGTCCGCGTACTGCACGATCTCGGCCATGAGGATGACGGCTTCGGACTCGTCGTACTTCGGCTTCTTCTTCGGCTTGTCGGCCTCATCGTCGCCGAATAAGCCCATGTCGCCCAGTTTCCCGTTGCGTTCGGAGATGCGCTGCCATGTCACCGAGAACTCGGCGGACTGGGCCACGTTCAGCTCCTGCGGCTTCGCCATGTCGGGCAGTCCCGCGAACAGCGGCTGTTCCTTGAGCTCGTCCCATGTCTCCGGCATCTTCGCGTTGTCGGTCGTGTTCTTAGTGTTCTCTGCCATCATCGGCTCCTATCCGTGGAAAAGAATGATTCTGAAAAGCCCTATCCGTGGAAAGATGGGGTTCCTTGCCGCGCGGATAGGAGACGCGGCAAGGAAGAGACGGGTCAGGCCGTGAAGTCGGACGGCGCGAAGTAGGCGACGGACGTGAACTTGCCGTTCTTGTCATGCGGAAGCACGCTGGATGTCTTGATGTTCGCCTGAGCGGAGAACTCCACGAACGAATCCGTGGAAAGAGCAGGCAGACTGGAGAACGCGATGTCCGAGTTCGGCAGCAGCAGGCCGGCACGGCCGGTCGTGTTCGTGTCGGACCACAGGATGAACAGGGACTTGTTGATGGGGGTCTTCTCCAAGGAGAAGGCCACGCCGGCGCCGGACATATCGACCGCGTTGTAGAAGGTCTTGAACGTGCCCTTGTCGCCCTGCACCGAATTGAACGTCACAGTGCCGGTGGTCTGGGCGTACTGGGTGCGGAACGCCGCCTTGAGCCAAGTGCTCAACGTGGTGGTGTCGCCGCCGTCCAACGCGAACTCGGGCAGGTTGTCGTTCGACATGTGGCCGAGGTTCGTCCACATGGTATCGCCCGCGCCCACGGTCGCCGCCTCGACGGTGAACTGCTTGAGCAGTGCGGAGGTAATGATGGTCTCGGCCTTCGCCATGAAGATCGTTCCTCGGACGGCGGTCAACACGCCGTCGTCGTGGATGCCGATTTCGTCAGCCATATCGTTTTCCTTTCAAATATGGAAAACCCCGCAGCCGTGCAGGCGTGCGGGGTCTGATTGTGTGATTGATGGTTTTCAGATAAGGTCAGCCGCGTGGGGACGCGGCCTGTATGCGTTTCGTGGAAGTCCACGCGACGATGCTTTTGGAACTGGTCATGTCGCCGGAAGACCGGGACTCGAAACCGGGATTGTCCACTATCCGCCCGATCTTCCCATAGTCGGTGCCGGGCCGGTAGGGCCATGCGGATATGCAACGGTGCAGCCATCCGCAGATGCGGGCCACCCGTTCCGGGTCACGGCCCAACACCGTCAAAGACAGCGTGTACTGCCATATCCAAGCCTTCAGATTCCAGTCGGGCTGCTCAGGAGCACCGCAATGGTAGAGAATCACGTCATGGGACAACAGGAGCGAATCCGTGGCGGGCGTGACCTCCGGTTGGATGACCGGCCTGAAATCACGGTTCTTCCATTCGACGGCGTCCAGGTAGGCGCGTGTCATGGCGACCGCATCCAACTGTTCCCTTACGGAAAGGTCGAATATCGTGGGGTCAGACATATTTCGCTTTCGACATGATGAACAATCCCGGCATCCAAGCACTCGGGCTTTTGATGCCGTACTTGTGTTCCAGCCACCGATTGAAGTAGCCGAACTCCAAGTGAGAGGCGATCTCGGAACCGTCACGGCCCTTGACGCTCATGATCACGGCGGTATGCGTGCCATGCGCGTGAGTGCTGATGTCGATGCGGTCGGCGACGGACGAATGCTTCGCCTTCACGTCGGCCAGTCCCTTCGCCTTCGCCTCGACCTTCTCCGCCACGGGACGGGTCGCTTCGGCTCCGAACAGTATCGCCATGTCACGGTTCAGCACCCTTGCGGGCTTCAAGTTCACGTACCCCATGTGCGGCTCCCCTCAGGAGGGACAGGCGGTTTCAACCCGTTATCCTCGGTCGCATGGCCGATGCATCTCGCGGTGATGTTCCAATGGTGGGCGGCATCCGAGGCGTGACGCATCTCCATAGGCGGGCCGTCAACCTCGTAACAGGCGTTATCGAGCCAGAACTGCGTGTTGATGTCCCCATGCCATTCCGGCGCGAGAACGATCGCCAACGCATCCTCACGCAGGCCACCTGTCGATTGCGGCGTGGTATCCTGCGCCCAGTTCTTCGAAAACGTGCTGTTCTTATTGATTCGAGGCTCGAACGAGCAGTAACAGTAGGAGGCGTCCCCATCCGGCACCGTGCCGGCACCGTAGGGTGTCTCATACGGTTTCATCGGCTGCACCACGATCATGTCGCGGTGCAGAAGATCATCCGTGATGCGGGGTTCTGTCTCCACGTCATCGAACAGGTGGGTCTCCTCGGGCTGCTCCCCGTCATACAGGTGGCTCATGGTCAGCCCCCGAAGCCGGGGTCGAAGCCGAGGCTGATGTGCCCGCCGCCCTGCGAACTGGTGTAGCCGGTGAGTATGGCCTTTTCGTCCTTTGCGACGAACAATCGGGGACTGGGATTGTAGCCCGGAGTCACCGGCTGGTCATCGCGCCGCGTGTACGAGTAGTTGCCGTTCGATTCGGCATTGTACTTGTATTGGCGGGCGAGACGGAGAACCATATCGCATACCACGCCGGCGAAGTCCGATTCGCTCAGACGCCGCCTGCGCAGCCGCGCGTACACGTTCGGGCATTCGGCCATGCACAGCAATGCGGCCTTACGGCACTGCTGCTTCACCCACGAATCGGGGAAACCGGTGTCCTTGTCGAACAGTTCCGGCTCCCCGGTCGCGTTGAGCCGCATGTACTTCAACCAGTCGATGTTGTCGATAAGCGTCGTGGACATGCTGGCTCCTTAAGCTCAGCCGTTGAGGACGGTAGCCTTGAACGTGCTGTTGGACTGGACGAGAACCGGCAGCATCGTGCCGTTCACGTAAGCCTCGTAGCCCGGCGTGGCGGACGGGATGTCGAGAATGGCTCCAATCGGGCCGGCGTCGTACTGGCGGCTGATGCCGTACACGGTGGACTGCTTGGCTTCGGCGGTCGGGCCGAGAGCCGTGTAGCCGAGGCCGGTGTCGTTCAGGCCGGGCAGCAGCAGAACGGTGTTCTCCGGGAAGAAGGAGGCCACGCCGCCCGGCAGAATGATCTTCTGCTGGCGGGCGAACTCCTCATACGTCTCATCAACGAGCAGAACGTCGCTGATATTCGCATAGGAGGAAAGAACGCCACGCACCTGGGCTTCGCCGATGAAGGCGGGCAGCATGTCCGACTGGGCCTGACCCGCGTAGAAGTACTTCATCACGGCGGCGTTCTCCATGAGCGTGTTCATGACCTTGCGGGTCGTGACCATGACGCGCGGGCGGGTGCCCTCGGCCTTGTGCACGAGGTCGCTCCATTTGCGCAGGTCCTTGATCGGGTCGCTTTCCGCGTTGGACCACAGGTTGTTGGTCGTGAGTTTGACGGCGAGCGAGGCGTCTCGCGCATAATCCCAGTTGGCGGTCAGGTCCGACTCGTCGATGCCGAGCTTGGCGTCCACGGCGACGGCGACGTTGGCCTTCTCCGTACGGTAGGCCATTTCGGTGCCGAGTCGAGCAAGAGCCTCACGCAGCTCGTCGGAAGCCTCGGAGGCGGTGGCGGCGACACGTCCGGCTGCGATGTCGTGCTCGCTGATACGGTGGCGCTTGCGCAGCGGCAGCATCTCCGTATAGGACTTCTTGCCGCCACCGGTGGTCTTG